GGTGATTCCGATGAACAATGAACTCTATAAAATTGCTCTGGATGCATGTAAGCAAGTGTATAAGCATAATATAGACTTGGGTACTACGGAGTATATGTATTCCAGATCAGAGTATTTAAATAAGCCATTACAGGTGATTGCTGTTGCCGGTACAAACGAGGGTTTGGATTGGGTTAAGAATTTAGATGTTCGTGATATACAAGGCATTAAGAGGAGTGGTGTTACAGCTGCAAATGAAATGCTGGGGGATTTGAATTGGAAAAGGTGGATTGATCCAAATATTCCTATTTTAATTACAGGACATTCAAAAGGAACCGCAACTGCGGTTGCTTATATGAAGCTTTATGGGGCTGATTATTGTGTTTTATTTAATCCTGTCCGGTGTTTAAGCAGATCCCGAGATAATACCATGAAAAATACCACAATGTTTCTTGACAAAGAGGATGTGGTATCAAAGTTAGCATGGTTAAGTTTTAAACTGCCAAAATGTAAAATAATTAAGAAACCCAGAGATGCGAGACCATGGTGGGATATAAAAACAAATCACGGCTTATCCTCTTGGAATGAGATTATTGGATAAAAGGAGATCTTTAAATGGCAAAAGATGAAGATATAAGACACATAGTCAAGACATTAGGGGCTATATCCCAAAGGATGAAATACGCAGAGACGTTAGGGGAGACTTATGGCGGAGATAGGGATCTATATCAGGCATTGGGATACAAAACAAATTTAGAATATAAGGATTATTATCAAAAGTTTAAAAGAGGAGATATTGCTAAAGTAATAATCTCAAAACCGGTTAATGCCGTATGGGGAAATCCACCAACCCTAAGTGAGGGAGATAAGGATGTTGTAGATACAGATGTTTCCAGTTTAAAAAACCAATGGTTAGCTCTTGTTAAAAACCATAATTTATATTCTCAGTTAATAAGATTAGATAAGTTATTGGGATTGGGGACTTTTGCTATTTTATTATTTGGATTTGATGATTCTACTGATTTTAGTACTCCTTTGAATGAGGAAAATGCGGAGCTGTTGTATATTCAACCGTATGGTCAGGATAATGTTAATGTTCTTACCATGGAGACAAAAGTTACGGATGCCAGATATGGAATGCCTTTAATGTATCAATTGCAAATTCCAAATCCAACTTCGAATACTAAAAATATAAGCATCAATGTTCACCATTCCCGGGTTCTTCATGTAATTGAGGACCCATTGGAGAATCCCGTTTATGGAACTCCCAGATTAGAAGCACTATATAATCGGTTGGAGGATTTACAAAAACTATTGGGTGGTAGTGCAGAGATGTTCTGGAGGGGTGCCAGACCCGGGTATGCAGCACAGGCAGATTCAGATGCTTCATTTGGCTCAATAGATGCTGATTCTATGAGGGAGCAATTTGATGAGTTTGAACATAATTTAAGAAGATGGTTAACTGTTCAGGGCGTTAATATAAGTCCCTTAGCTCCTCAAGTAGAATCTCCAAAAGATCATATAGATGCTCAAATAATGATGATTTCTATTGTAACTGGTATTCCAAAAAGAATATTAACTGGTTCTGAAAGAGGGGAACTAGCAAGTACACAGGATGAGAAAGTTTGGAATGTCCTGATAAAAGATCGGATGACCACCTTTGCAGAACCCCAGATTCTAAGACCCCTTATTGACAAACTCATCAGTTGTAATGTTTTAACCACCAAAGAAGATGATTATCTCTTGACATGGCCTAAAATGTCTGCCATGGGAGAAAAAGAGAAGGCAGATGTAACCAAAACAAGATCCCAAGCAATTGCTGAATATTTAAAAACTCCGGGCGGAGAAATGCTTGTTCCTCCTGAAATATGGTTAAGGGATGAGTTTGGGTATAGTGAAAATCAGATTAAACAAATACAGGAGATTGTTGGAGAAATAAAGGTGGCAGAGGATTTAGAAGAAGAGCTAGATCAGATAATTCCTGAAGGAGACAATCTTGTTGAATAATATAAATACAATGTTTCGGGTTGATCCCACGAGAACAATGACTATAAGGAATAGATTTTGTTCCCAGATGTCTAAGAGATTTAGACAATTAAAAGGAGAAATCCGTAAATCCATTGTAGAGAATGATTGTTTTGCTTTAAGAGAATTGAGATTGAATGAGCCTTTAGGGAGAAGGCAATATGCTTTTGAGCGAGATCCCGCTAAAATTGCTTTATTCTTAGAATGGTTGCAAAAACAAATTGACAATAATATATTAGAACTGTATCATGGGAGTCAATTGGGAGAAGGGATTGAGGGAGCTTGGACAAATATGTATATTAAAACAGCATATGAAAAGGGAGTTGGTAGGAGTCATACAGAATTGGCTTCTGCTGGTTATTCTTTTACTGAAAGTGCAAGCATAGCTGCCTCCATGGGAAATATTCTTCATTTAGATCGGATTGGTATTTTATATACCAGAACTTTTACAGGTCTTAAGGGTATTACAGATGAGATGAGTAAGCAGATTGCTGAGATCTTAGCTGAAGGAATGTCTCAAGGAAGTGGGCCTTTGGAAATTGCTAAGAAAATAAATGATAGGGTTGATAAGATTGGCATAACAAGAGCTAAGGTTTTAGCCAGAACAGAGATGATAAGAGCTCATCATCATGGCATGGTTATGGAGATGCGGAATTGGGGAGTTGTTGGTGTTCGTGTTTTAGCCGAGTGGTCTACCGCTGGAGATAGCAGGGTTTGTAGTATTTGTAGACCTTTGGATGGTAAGCTTTTTACTTTAGACCGAGCAGAAGGCTTAATTCCCAGACATGCACAATGCAGATGCATGATAATCCCATTAGATGTTACAGATAATGAAACTATGTTAAATAGACTAGGAGATAAAAATGCACATTAAAACTATTTTAAACAGGATAGAACGAGGGAGAACAGAAGAATTAAATGGAGAGAGTTATACGGTATATCCTGTAATTATGTTAACTGTTGGAGTTCACTCTGGTTCCGGTGGTCCTACTCTATATACAGAGGAAGAACTTCAGAATTTCTCTCAGACTTGGAATGGTGTTCCCGTAACATTACAGCACCCAGAATCAAATGGAAATCCTGTTAGTGCTAATTCTCCTGAGATTTATGAGTCTCAGGTATTGGGAACTGTTTTTAATGTACAATATTCAGATGGAAAATTAAAAGCAGAAATTTGGTTAAATAATAATGATCTGGAGACACTTGATCCGGATTTGAAAGGCAGATTGTTAAGCGGAGAGAAGTTAGAAGTAAGTACAGGGCTATATAGTGAAGAAGATACCACTGCTGGTACTTTTAATAATGAAGAGTATACTTCTATTGCAAGAAATATCAGACCAGACCATTTGGCTTTACTTCCCGGGGAGATTGGAGCTTGTTCATGGGAAGATGGTTGTGGTGTTCGGTCAAATAAAAAAGGAGGTGACATGATAAGGAGAAAGAAAACAAGCAAAAATGAAAAGAAATGGGATGAGTTTTTTGTTAATTCAGAAGAATCATTTACTATCAATGAGCTCGATTATACAAAGATTGTAGATCTTTTGAGTTCAAAGATAGATTCTATGGATGTACGGGGGGAGAAGATAAATTACCTATCCCGTGTATTTTCGGACCATGTCATTTATCGGATTCACTATAGGGATTCAGAAACTCCTAATAGGATGGTAAAGCGAAATTACCGGATTGAAAATGATGCTGTAGTGTGGACTTCTGAGCCAATTAATGTTATGGAACAAGTAACATATACAGAAATCCATAATAATATAGAAACAAAAACAAATGAAAAGGAGAAAGGAATGGAAAAAGAAAAGGTAAAAACAATGAGGGAGTGCTGCCCAGATAAGGTGAATGAGCTGATCTCCAACAATGCCAATTTTACAGAAGAGAATAGAGAAAGTCTTCTGGACATGACCGAAGATGGTTTTGCTTTGACTATTAATGTTGCCAAGGATGTGGACTCTACGGAAGAGAACGATCTTACTGAGAATGCAGAAAAAGAAGAAACTCAAGAGAATGTAGAAGTAAATACCATGGATGATCTTCTTGCCAATGCTGCCCCGGAACTGAGAGAGTCTATTGAGTATGGGCAGAAGATTCTTTCTGAGAAGAAAGCAAAACTCATTGATACTATCAAAGCCAATAAGGGAAATTCTTTTTCGGATGAGGAACTTTCGGGCTTTAAGATGGATTTCCTTGAGAAACTGGTTAAAATGGCCCCTGCTCCAAAAGCCAATTATGCTTTGAATCAGGGAAGTTCTTTTGCAGAAGATAAGGATATAGAACCGCTTCCCATATCAAATAGCTGGGGAGATGAAGAGTAATTTAAAATTAAATCAGTTGTAAAGATGTATAATTTATAAAACAGGAGGAGGAAAAAATGGCTGAAAATTCAATTATTGTAAGACAAGGACAGGCACAGAGAGTTGAGCTGGAGAAGATCCCAGCTGCTGCGTTTTATCCCGGTCATCTGGTGGAGTTAACCTCTGCTGATAGGGTGCAGAAGCACAGTACCGCAGGGGGGAATATTACACCGGCTTTATTTGCTATTGAGGATGAGAATCAGGGAAAGGACATTGATGATGCTTTTGGTACATCAGGTCGTGCTGTCTGCTGGATTCCTCAGGCTGGAGATTGGGTCCTTGGTGTATTGGCTGACGGCGAAACCGTGGTTATTGGTGATAAACTGGAAAGTGGTGGTGATGGTACACTTAAGAAGCATGTTTCTGATACCGCAGACTCTGATGATCCCGTTACTGTTTACCCAAATCAGATTGTGGGGATTGCCATGGAAGCGTTGGACCTTTCTGATTCCAGTGGCGGAGAATCTGTAAACACATTTGATGGTGGATATGATCAACGTCTTTGGCTCATGATCGTGTAATTTAATATATATTTCAATTATATAAGGAGGAAATATAAAAATGGATATGGAAACAAATGTAACTTATGTTGATCCAGAGGGAGGTTCTTTTTCTGATCCTGAAATCGGGGCGAAGCTTTCAGGTGGTTTTAGTGTCAATCAACTGAGACCTTTTATTGTAAATGGAAAAGCTTATGTAAACAGACCCATTGATAACAAAGGCAATATGAAAGTTGTTCCTTTTGTTGCCAATAACGTGGTTCATAATGCTGTTCTTCAAAGGGATGAGTGGATTGAGATTGATCGTGTTGTTCAGAAAATTGCAAGGGAGAGGCTGGTTGGTGCAGCAGATCTCCTTACCAGAGGACTTACTTATAATTTAACCAATCCCATGGGAAAGACTGTTCTTGAATATCAGGACATGAATGATCCGGGAGAAGCAAACATGGATATGGATGCTGCGACTCAGCACAAAAATGATAGACCAGTATTTGAAACCAAATACTTACCTATCCCGATTATCCATTCGGATTTTACCATTGCCCAGCGTGTTTTGGAAGCTTCCAGAACCCATGGTGACCCCATTGATACTACAATGGCAGAAGCCTGTACTCGCAGAGTTGCAGAGAAGGTTGAAGATATGATCTTTACCAATACCAGTTTTACTTATGGTGGTGGTTCTATCAGATCATATATATCTGATACTAATAAGAATACTGTAACACTGAGTACCAACTGGGATGCCAGCAGTAAAACCGGAGCACAGATTGTTGATGATGTTATTGCCATGAAACAGGCCATGATTGATGCCAAACACTATGGTCCTTTTGTAATGTACATTCCTACCAGTTATGAGACAGTTCTGGATGATGATTATGTTTCTGGTTATCCAAAAACAATCAGGGAAAGAATACTGGAGATTTCTGGGGTAGACAGTATTAAAGTTGCTGACAGGCTCGCTGCCGATACTGTTGTTATGGTAGAAATGTCTTCCAGTACTGTTCGTCTGGTAAATGGATTTGCTCCTACTGTTCTTCAGTGGAGTACACAGGGAGGTCTGATGCATCATTTTAAGGTAATGGCAATTCAGGTTCTTCAGATCAGAGCAGATCAGGATGGCAATAGCGGTCTCTGCGTATTGTCGTAATTCAATCTGAATATAGATGGTAATCAACCCATTTAAATTTTAAATTAAGGAGTTAATCACATGATAAGAAAAAGTAAAATTAAAGAAATTGAAAAAGGTGTTGAACGCCCCAGTAGACCTGAGAAATTTAAAGGAATGCTCCGTTATAAGAAAATCAGTGGTGGAGTGCATCGACATTCAAATGGGCAGATTGTAAGGAAAGGTGAAATCTTGTATGCCCATCCAGAAGAGCTGAGTCCTATTCTTGCTGTGGGTTTTAAATGTCTGGATGAGGCAATTAAAGAAGCACAGGGAATCCAATTGGGCATTAAAGATCGTGGAAACGGTTGGTATGATGTTATTAATAAGAAAACAGGAGAAGTCCTTAATGACTCTGCCCTAAGAGCAAAAGATGCTCGGCAATTCATTACTGGGGATGAAGATGTTGTAACCCCGGAAGAAGTGGAAGAAGATTTTGAAGAAGATGAGGATTAAAACTCCTTATGAAATGGAAAGTTCCTAAAATATGGAAAGGGGAATGTTGGATTATAGGCGGAGGTTCCTCCGTTGCTGAACAATTTAACATTCCTGACACCCTTATCCCCGAATCCAAAGAAGAGTTTAGAGCTTTTGGAGACTATCTAACATATATTCACAAGAAAAGATGTATTGGTGTTAATGTTTCTGCTTTTTTGGGGGATTGGGTTGATGTAGCTTATTGGGGTGATTCCGATACATATACTGATTATAGGGCTTGGTTTGATCAATATGCTGGTTTAAAAATATCCAGTGCCGGTAAGTTTAGTGATGCTTCTTTTAAAGAAATAAAACATCTCTACAAAAGTCTAAGTGGGGGTTTAACAAAACGTAAAAATCAAGTATCTTGGGTTTGTAAAAACTCAGGTGCAAGTGCGATTGACTTAGCTCATAAATTGGGGGCTACTGTTATTTATGTACTTGGCATTGATATGTATCTCCATCCTGAAAAAAGGATTCATTGGCACAAAGGATACCCCGACAAAACAAAAACCCCAACGATGAAACAATTAAAGCAAGGCAAGAAACATCCCAGAAGGATTGTCTCTAAAAAGTCTCAGGAGAATCTTTTTAAAAAACAACTACAGGGCTGGAGCCGAATTGCTAAAGATTGCGAAGCAAAAGGGATAAAAGTAATAAATGTAAATCCCAAAAGTAGAGTTGATGTGTTTCCTAAAATGTCTTTAAAGGAGATTATTGAGTCTGATGAAGAGGTTTAATTGGCTAGATAAGCAAATCAAAAAAAGAAAGATCTCAATCATGTGCCAAGTAGGTACCGGAAAAGGACGAACTTCTGGGTATATATTAAACCACAATCCCCAGTTAATCTTACATGAGGTTGCCTATTGCCCCGATGATGGTTCTGGTCAATCTTCTTTTTTTGAGCATCGAAGGGTTTGGAAGAGAAGGGTTTCCCCTTTCTTAGATCGTATTAAAGTTCACGAATTAAAAAGCGAAGAAGCTCATCGAAACATCGAAGACCATTTTTTTGATTGTGTTTTTATAGATGCAGATCCTTCTTATGAAATGTGTTTATTGGATATTCAAAATTGGTATCCCAAAGTAAAAAAGGGGGGATTGATTTGTGGTCATGATTTTGATCATCCTCGTTTTCCCGGAGTAAGAAAAGCTGTAGAAGAGTTTTTTAAAGACTCCTTTGTAGATGCTTCCAGACATGATTGGATATGGTGGGCAAAAGTATGAAACTCGATAAGCAAATACTTGTATTGCCAAAGGAAAAATATCTCTTCTTTTTGAGTTCTAAATGTGCTTCTTCCTCTGTACGCAGAATGGCAATATTTGATCTGAAGTACGGAGAACCTCTAATCTATATAACCAATTTAAAAGCCCTGCAAATGTATATGGATTTTAAATGGATAATGATTGTTAGATCTCCTTGGGATAGGATAAGAAGTCTTTGGAAAGATAAAGTATTTAGGCACGTACATAAGGAGTTCCGCAGCCTTGGATTTACGAGAGGTGAATCTTTTTCTGAATTTGGGAAGAGGTTTCATGGTATTTCGGATCTTTTAAAATGTGGCAGTCATTTATGGCCTATGTTTACTTTGTTTCCTTATTTTGAAAAAGGAAGAAATACTCTTTTACTCGATTTAAAAGATTTAAGAAAATGGCCTATAGAGTTGCCTTTCTTGAGGAAAGAGAATCAGTCAAAGATAATTGTTCCAGAAGAAAAAGGAAAGCTTGGATCTCGTCAATCTAAGATCTTAAGAGAAAAGTATATTATGGATTTTGATCATTATGATTCCTTCAACTCCTAAATATAAAGAAGTTACCGTTGCCTGTGTTTTGTGGGTTGGCGATTTTCGCAAGCGAGGGTATACTGCATTGTGGGTGCAGAGGTTAAAGAATATGGTGGAAAAGAGTCTTTCTATTCCACATAACTTTATTTGCCTTTCTAATGTTAATATCCCAGATGTAAATTGTATTCCTTTAAAACATGATTATCCCGGATGGTGGTCTAAAATTGAATTGTTTAGAAATGATATTCCGGGGGATCGTGTGTTGTCCTTAGACTTGGATTTAATTCTTTTGAAGGACATTGCCCCTTTTATTGAAATAGATACCCCTATGGCGATCTGTAGGGCTTTTGGGAAGCCTTCTATGGGAAGAGGTACTATCCATGGATATAATTCATCTGTTATGGTCTTTGATAAGGGAGAGGGAGGTGAATTATATTCAAGTTTTGGTGAATACGCAATGAGGAGATTTAGGGGGGATCAGGATTATATTAAATTTGATATACCCTATCTTCCTACTTTTCCAAAAGGGTGGGTAATAAAAATAAGACAATGCATAGCTGGGAGAAAATGTGTTCCCGGAAGGGATGTTAAAATTCTCTTGTGTATGCCTTACAAAAACGATGTGGCTATAAGAAAGTTTCCTTGGGTGGGAGAGATATGGAAGTAAAACCTGTAAATATCATTTGTTTATATTGGAGAGGCAAAGACAGGCCGGGATGGGAAGATACCTTTTTAGGAATGGAATATGTATTTAAGCTCTATAAAGGTTTTGAAAGAAACTGTACAATTCCGTTTAAATTCTTTTGTTTAATTGAGAATGTTCCTACTTTTACTTTTCCGGGTATTAAATTTCTCAAGTTAGATTCCCCAAGCTGGAGAGGTTGTTTGCCTAAATATTCAGTTTTTAATCCTTCTTACAATTTTAAGGGAAGGGTCTTTGTATGCGATTTGGATGTAGTAATTACTGGAAATGTAGATGATATTTTATCTTATGATGGAGAGTTTGCTACAAGGAGCACCTTTAGAGGTAAAAAAGAATCTGGGGGAGATTTGGTTGCTTTTGAGGGGGGAACATATCAATGGATTTGGGATGAGTTTAAAAACGAAACCCAACGGGTGGTTGATTTTACAAAAGGACGAGAACGCTGGGTATACCGATATGATAGACGTATGAGAAAGCTTAAGTTCTTACAGGATTTGTTTCCAGATCAAATTTACAGTTATAAAAATCATTGTAACAGAGGAAGGGGTCTTCCTGAAAATGCAAGAATGGTATCTTGCCATGGAAATCCCAGACCCCATGAAATCAGAGATGATTGGGTAAAAGAGCACTGGAGATTATAATGGTTTATCTTATTACCGGAAAATCAAATGCTGGAAAAACAACATTGGCTTATAAAATGGCAATCGAGAATGGGGGTATTGTTATTGATGCTGATGAAGTTAGAAAGATATTCCCTTCTGATTTTTCCGATAATGGCAGAGAAGAGCATATAGTCCGTATGGCAAAAATGGCAGCCTTATTGGAAGCTCAGCAAATTGTATACATTGCAGCTATTATGCCAAAAAAAGAATGGAGAGATTTGGCTCGTTCTTATTTTAAAGATTCAGTTTTGATTTATTTAAAAGGGGGTGTTCTTTGGGAGGGTACTGAATATGAAGAACCCCAAAAACAAGAGTTAGAAAGGAAATCTAATCATGATTAAAGACTACTCAGAGAAACCGATTATTATTGTAGGGGCTGCAAGATCCGGTACCAGTATGGTTGCAGCCTGTGTTCATTTATGTGGAGCTTGGAAGGGGGATACCGCAGGACCAAACCGATATAACCAAAAAGGAATGTTTGAGAATTTGGAATTGAGGGAGAAGATAATCAAACCTTTATTACATGCTATGAATGCAGATAAAAAAGGTCAATTTCCCTTACCGGAAACAAAAGATATTATTATTCCTCATGATATTAAAGATTCTATCTTTAAAATAGTAAAAGGACAGGGCTGGACTCCTGATCTTCCATGGATGTGGAAATGTGCTAAAATGTCTCTGATGTGGCCTGTTTGGAATTATGCTTTTCCAGATAGTAAATGGATTATTGTAAGGAGAAAGACTCCGGATATTATCAATTCTTGTATGAAAACAGGATTTATGAACGCATATGCTATTCCCAGAATTCAGAAAAAGGCAGGAGTATCCAGTGAAAAAGAAGGTTGGTTGCAGTGGGTACGTAAGCATGAAGAAAAGTTCATAGAGATTATTCAAAGTGGTGTAAATGTTAAAGTTATATGGCCTGAAAGGATGATCAACTCGGATTATAGTCAACTTCAGGAAACAATTGAATGGTTAGGGTTGACTTGGGACCCCAAAAAGGTTTATGATTTCATTGAACCAAAACTCTGGAAAGCAAGGAGGGGATAATGGCAAGAACAACCGCAGCAGAGGTACAGCAGATTATTGATACAGAAGTCAGTACAACCATTATAGATGTTATGATTACCCCAGCAAACTTAGTTGTTACGTCTGAATTAGGAGGAGAACTTTCTTCTGCTCTTCTTACTGAGATTGAAAAATGGCTTGCTGCACATCTAATAAAAATGTCATGGGAAAAAGATAAAGAAAGTGTTAAAATAGGAGAAGCAGAGGAGAAATACGCAAAGCTTGGTTTAAATCTGGATGGTAGTACATATGGGCAAACTGTGAAACTATTGGATACTACGGGTAAATTGGCTAATTTAGGAAAGAAAGAGGCTTCTATTACAGCAGTGGAATCTTTCGAATAGAGGTAATATGGATATTACAAAATACCTAACTGATACAGCTGTTTTATGGGCTAAAAGTGGTAAGACTGCTTATAATGAATTGACCTTTACAGCTGGAGCAGAGATTTCTGTAAGGTGGGAAGACCGACAAGAGATTTTTATAAGCTCTACAGGAAAAGAATTAATATCAGATGCAATTGTTTTTGTAGATCAGGATATTACACCGGATAGCTTTTTATATTTAGGGGAATTGGATGATTTAAGTGCAGAAGAAAAAGCCAATCCTAAATTAGAACAAAATGCATATGCCGTAAGAAGATTTGAGAAAATTAAAAATGTAGGTGGTAGAATTGTTCTAAGAAGGGTTCATTTGACCGGAGGTTAGGGTGTTAAAAAACAATATACGTGGATTAAATCAGGTCTTGCGTAACTTAAATAATGAAGTTAAGAAGATCAAAGGGAGAACCCTAAAGGGACTTATCCGTGGTGGTCTTATTGTTTTAAGAGATGTTGAATTGACAACACCTTTAACCCCGGTTGAGTTAGGCAATCTTAGAGCAAGTCGTTTTTTAGTAACTTCCAATCGTGGTGTCAGTATGGGGAGAAATCCTACTTTTAGAAACTCAAAAAAGAACAAAAAAGCAGCCCAATCAATGGGTAGAAACCATCATGATGTATTGAGCGAAACTAAGGCATTGGCAAAAGCAACTGGGCAACCAACTGTTATTTTGGGTTTCAGTGCTAAATATGCAGCTCCAGTACATGAGAAAAGGAATGTTAAAAAATGGTCACGCCCCGGGTCCGGTCGTAAATTCTTTGAGATGGCTTTAGATAGGAATGTTAAAAATATCCTGAAAGTAATCAGGAAGGAGGCTAAAATAAAATGACAACAATCAATCCTCCAAGTACAGATATTAAAGATTTATTAGAAAGTTCCGATTGTGGGTTAAGTTTGGTTGCAGGGACCAATTTGTTTATAGGCATAACTCCAGTAACTCCAAATAATGTTACAATTTTAGTTGACTCAGGGGGATTAGATCAGTTAAGATATGGAATGGAAAGACCTAATATACAGGTCTTAGTTAGAAACAATGATTATTTAACAGGATATGAGTTAATTAAAGATATTAAATATTACTTAAATGAGAAAAGAAACCTAATCCAAGGAGGAGCTCGTTATATTTGTATTTTGGCCCGTTCAGAGATTGCATATTTAGGATTAGATCCTAAAAACAGACATGAATGGTCTCTTAATTTTCAAATACATAGAACTGTTAATTAAATAAAAAGGAGGAATTAAAAATGACAACAAATGCAGAATCGGGTGTAGGATCATTAATGCGATACTATACTGGGGCAGCTTGGGCTTCTCTTGGAGAAGTTACCAACATAACTGGACCCGGTATGTCCAGAGATACCCATGACGTTACCAGCTTGGCAAGTACCAACGGTTACAGGGAGTTTATTCCGGGCTTGAGAGATCCCGGTGCCTTGACCTTTACTATGTGGTTTAATCGAACAGATTATGATGCCATGAAGACATTGTTTGAGTCTGATACAATTACTGACTTTGAATTGATATTGGACGATACTGAAAATACTACACTGGAGTTCAGTGGTTTTGTTACAGAAATGCCTTTAACTGTTCCAGATGGTCCCATAGCATGTGAGGTTACAATAAAGATTTCCGGTACTGTTACCGTTAATAGTGGGAGTGGAAGTGGATAATACATAAGAATAACACAAGCCTAATCAGGGTTTTAATATAACACATAAAGGAGATAATCAAATGTCCAAAATAAACTATGAAAAGAGAGCAAAAGAATTAAGAAAACTAATCCTTGATGTACAGGATTTTCCGGTTGAAGAAGTTAAGGTTCCTGAATGGAACCTTCCTTTTCCTATTTATATTCGTACCATGTCTGCACAGGAGCGGGATGATTTTGAGTCCAGCCAGTTAGTTGATGATGCTGAAGGCAATAAAATCCTATCATTGCAGAATTTACGAGCTTCTTTATTGGCTCGGGTTATTTGTGCTGATCCAGAAGGCAAACATCGTATTTTTAACAGTGGGGATATTGAGGCTTTGGGTAATAAGTCTGTAGCTGCTGTGGACCGGTGTTTGGAAGTATCCCGTAAATTAAATGGAAGTACAGAAGAAGATGAAGAGAATTTAATAAAAAACTTCAAAGGCCGGGACGGAGATTCTGGCTAAAACAAGCACGCAATGCTGGAGTATATAACATGGAAACCTTTTTATCTGGCATATCGGCAAAACAAGCAAAAGAGTGGGAATTATTTGCTGTAGAAGAACCAGCATTTGAGGACAAGGTAATTGTCCAGTTGGCTTTAATTGCTCATTTATTTGCAAACAGTTTCATTCAAAGAACAGATAAAAAGAAATGGTCCCTATCTGATTTTATTCCAGACTTTTCCAACAAACTTACAAGTAAAAATAAGCCTATAGACTTAAAAAATAAGGTTTTTGGTATCTTGGGTACCCATGGAAACGATAAGGCAAAAGAAAGGGCTAAAAAACACTTTAAACGGCAAGATAAATCAAATACAGAAGGAAAGATTCGAGGTACAGATGGTAAGTTATACAAGTATCGCATGGAGGAATTTGTAAAGGATAGAAAAACCTTACCAAAAAGATTGCGGAGGAAGTAATGGATATAGGAACTTTAGTTGCCAGCATTGGTGCGGATATAAAAGATCTTGAAAGAGGTGTAGTAAAAGCAAAAAAACACTTTAAAGATCTGGTGAAAACATCCGGTAAAACAACCGATGATATAGAGAAAGATTGGAAGAAGTTGGGATCTATGTCCTCTGAAAGCATTAAAAGTATGCGTAAAGATGTTATGGCCTCGTATACTAGAATAAAAAAACATGCAGATACAACAAATTATGATACTGTCCGTTCTCGAAAATTAATGATTCAAAAACTAAAGACTTTGAATCTGGAGTATGTTAAGCATATTAAAAACTCTCTTAAAGATGTAGAAAAAGCACATAGTAATTCCAGCAGAGTAATTGTTAATTTTATGAAAGGTATTGCTGCTGCTGCTGCCACTTATTTATCTTTTCAATCCTTGTATGCTGTTGGACATGAAATAGTTGAAACTGGAATACGTTTGGAATCCCTTGAAAATGCCATGAGGGCAGTTACGGGAAGTGCTCATACGGCAGGGGTTGAATTGCAGTTTATCGCAGATAGTGCCCATAATTTAGGTTTAAATATACGAGCTTTGGAAGATTCCTATAAAACCCTTGCTGCTGCAAGTATGAAAACTAAATTGGAAGGTCAGGGTGCTCGGGATGTTTTTTATGCTGTTGCAGAAGCAAGTACCGCAATGCAGCTAACCGCAACTCAATCCCATGCTGCTCTGTATGCCTTACAGCAGATGATGTCAAAAGGACGAGTTCAAACAGAAGAATTAAGAAGGCAGTTAGGTGAACAACTTCCGGGTGCTTTTCAGATGGCAGCAGAAGCAATGGGGGTTACTACTTTAGAATTAAACAGGATGTTAGAAAGAGGGCAAGTTGTTTCTGAAGACTTCTTACCAAAGTTTGCAAAAGTATTACATGAAAGATTTGGTAAAGCAGCAGAGAAAAATGCGGAATTGGCCCGTGGTGCTTTTAATAGATTATATAATGATATTGAAGAATTTAAACGTGTTTTGGCTAAATCAGGATTGACTAAGTTTTTTGCAGATGTTGCAAGAGTATCATCTAAAGTAATAAAAGCAACTACATTGGTGGTTGGCGGGGAGTCCCCTGAAACAAAAATAGAAAGACTCCGTAAACAATTATCCCTATTAAAAAAAGATACTGGTGGTTTTTGGAGTAAATTTAAAGATCCGATCCCCGGATTTGTAAGACCTCCTTCAGATGTAACTACTGGATCTTCTGCAAAAAAACGGATTGAAGCACAAATAGAAGCTTGGAAAGGAGTTATTCAGTTTCAAAATAAAGTAGCTGAACATAATCGTATTTTATTAAGACAGGGAGAAAAACAAAAGGATCTATTAGGTTTACATACTGAAGAATTAAAAGAAGGAGCTAAGTTAGAAAAAACACTAACTCAATCTTTTATAGAAGGGGAACAGATAAAAGCAGATGTTTGGTGGGAAAAACTTGAAAAAAGAAGGGAAGAAGCAAAGAAAAGGGAAGAAGAAGAAAAAGCTCTTCAAATAAGAGCTGGGCAAGGGTTTCTTGGTATATTAGAATGGCGAGCCGGAATGGAAAGAGATTTCCGTCAAGCAGAATTGGATGGTATTGCAGAGCATCTTGAACAGAAGGAGGTTTTAGAAACGAAATATGAGAATCAGAAATTAAATAATATCCGTACCTTTAGAGAAGCAGATGCTCTATCCATGGAAAAATGGAATGAATATAAAACTCAGATAGATAATGAAAAATTAAAAACACAAAATGAGTTTAATGAAAAATATGCCGAGATGGGTAAAAGTAAGTTTGAAATTGAACGTGAACAATTAAAAGAAATGGAGAAGGCTTATACAGAAGCTTGTGTGGATGAAATCCAATTAGAAAAATGGGTAGCTCATGAAAAGGCAAAGATATTAAAAAAAGAGCTAAAAGAAAAACTTGGTATGTATCAGTCAACCGCTGGCAGCATTGCGAATACTTTTCAGATGGTTGCTCAGGCAGGTGGAAAACATAGTAAAGAAGCTTTTAAGATGTATAAGGCGTTTGCTATGGTTGAGGCCGCAATTGGAGGGGCTAAGGCTGTTTTGTCAGCCATGGGGGCTCCCTGGCCATTAAACATAATTGCAGTTCCTGTGGCCGCAGCCGCAGCCGCAATTCAGATTGGAAAGATTGCAGCCTCACAACCACCTTCTTATGATCAAGGCGGTATTTCAAATGCAAGAGGTATTTATCAAACTGGAAATATAGCAGAAGCACATATTCCAATTCCAAGCGGAGGTAGGATTCCTGTCGAGATGAAAAAAGGAGGACGTACAGTTCAAATTATAATGAACAATCCTGTTTTTCAAGATTTGGAGACTCAAAGGCAGCATATGGTTCAGATTGCAGATGTTGTAACAAGACAGATTGCTCCGGAAGCAGTTGTAGAAAACTATAATAATGATGGAGCTGTTCGAGCAATGGTTAGAGGAGGTGCATAATGGCAGCAGGAGATGCTTTTACATTAGTTCCAGAAGCAGTGGTGACATTGGAACCAGAATATAATACTGTTGAATCTCAAACAGAGTCTATGAAGAAAGAACACTATGAAATATCTTCAACTCCAGTTGAGAGATATCGTTTAATCTTTGAAGCATTGACTGATTCTGAAAGAGATACTTTATTAGACCATTTTAAAGATCAATCTGGAGGTTACTATGCTTTCTCGTGGCAATCTGTTCCAAACTATATAGGTTCTGGAGCAAATATTACAGGCAGATGGGTAAAGGGGAGTTTAACAATGAATCCATTGAATCCTTATTGGAAATGTTCAATAGAATTTGAAAAGGAGAATTAAATGCCCAGAGATTTACCAGCAGCAGTTATAACTCAAATGGATGCGACACAAAAGCGTCCTGTTTTAATATTTGAACTTGGACTGACTTCAACTCTTAGATATGTGGCAAGTA